GAACTGCTTTAAGACTAGAAATGTCCGAAGATGAAGAAGCAACAAATAGGGCAAGAAAAAGAATTGAAAGAGCCAAGATTGAACTTCGTGATTGGCTAGAAAACCTTAATGATGATGACAGTTTTACAAAGGTTATGGAAAAGGTTTACACAGATGTTGAAGCAACAGGAAATGGTTTTATTGAAGTAGGTAGAACCGTCAAGGGTGAAATTGGCTACATTGGTCATATTCCTGCAACAACAGTTCGTGTTCGTAGACTTAATGATGGCTTTCTTCAAATCATCGGTCAGGCAGTTGTTTACTTTAGAAATTTCGGGGCTAATAATCAAAACCCAGTAACAGCAGATGCTAGACCAAATGAGATTATTCACATAAAGTCATACTCTCCACTTAATACATACTACGGAATTCCAGATATTGTATCTGCTATGCCTTCATTAATCGGAGATCAACTTGCAGCAAGATACAACATTGACTACTTTGAGAACAAGGCTGTTCCAAGATATATTATTACTCTAAAGGGTGCAAAACTTTCTGGAGATGCAGAAGACAAAATGTTTAGATTCCTACAGACAGGTCTTAAGTCTCAGTCTCATAGAACTCTTTATATTCCACTTCCTGGAGACACAGACCAGAATAAGGTTGAGTTTAAGATGGAGCCAATTGAAAACGGTATTCAGGATGGCTCATTCAAGGAGTATCGTAAGCAAAACCGTGATGATATTTTAATTGCACATCAAGTTCCAATTTCAAAACTTGGTGGATCAGAATCTGGTTTGGCAGCAGCACTCTCTCAAGATCGCACATTTAAAGAGCAGGTTGCCAGACCAGCACAACATCATCTTGAAAAAGTTGTCAATAAGATTATTAAAGAAAAGACAGACATACTTGAACTTAAGTTTAACGAACTAACCCTTACAGATGAGATTGCTCAGTCTCAGATTCTTGAGAGACTTGTAAAGACTCAGATCATGATGCCTAACGAGGCTCGTGAAGCATTGGATCTCCCGCAAAGAGCAGATGGAGATGATCCGTTTATTATGAGTCCAAGAGAGGCAACTGATGCTAGAGCAAATCTTGCAGGGAATAGACAAAGAGACACTGAAAGAACAAACAATAACTCAGATTCTCCAAGTACTATCGCTGGACGCAATCCACAAGGAGAGGGTAGATCGTCTCAATAGTTGAGAAATCTATTAAAACATTTGGTATAATGGATAACGATATGTTAATAAATAAGGCTTCCTGGACCACAGACAAAGATAATCTACGTCTGTCAATGCCTATTGGCAAGGTAGATGCTGAAAGACGCATCGTATCTGGTTTCGCATCTCTTGATAATATTGACAAGCAAGATGACATTGTTACAGCAGAAGCAAGCGTAAAAGCATTTAAGAATTTTAAGGGAAACCTTCGTGAAATGCACCAGCCATCAGCAGTAGGAAAGATGGTTTCATTTAAAGAAGATCGCTATTTTGATCCAAACTCAAAAAAGTTTTATAACGGAGTTTACGTGTCTGCCTATGTTTCAAAGGGAGCACAGGATGCCTGGGAGAAGGTCCTAGATGGCACATATAGTGGTTTTTCTATTGGTGGCAATATAAAGTCTTGGGATGATGCATACAATGCAGATCTAGACAAGGCTATCCGTGTTATTAAAGATTATGACCTTTATGAATTGTCACTAGTTGACAGCCCAGCAAACCAGTTTGCAAGCATTATTTCTGTTGAAAAAGTAAACGGAGAAAATGTTGTAACAGGTTCATCTGCAGATACAGTTATTGAAAATGTATTTTATGATTCAGAAAACGGTATCGTATTAGTATCTGACTCAGAAACAGCAGAAAGCCCTATTAGCGGTAAGGGTATGGAAAACATTGGTTTCGTAGAAAAGAATGATGAAGAAAAAACAAACATGATAAAGTTCTTAGTTGATAGTGCTAAAGGCATTAGTACAATTAAGATTACAAAGGAGGTAAGTCAAATGACAGAAGCAACAGAAGTAGCAGTAGATGCTGCAGTTGAAAATGTTGAGATTACTCCAGAGGCACAGCCAGCAGAAGTAGAAACTCCTGCAGTCGTTGAAGAGACACCAGCAGAAGTTGCTGTTGAAAAGTCTGACGATGGTGGTGCAGTTCCTTCTGCTCCAGTAGTAGAAGAAGAGAGCGTTGTTCCAGAAGTTGAAGCCGAACTTGCTGTAGCAAAGTCAGATGAATCAATTGCAGATGCAGTTGTTGAAATCAAGAACTCTCTTACTAATGCCTTTGGCGATCTCGCTACAACTATTAAGTCTCTTCATGAGCAGGTTGCAGCACTTAGCAAGTCCATTGATGGTGTATCCGCAGAGGTAAACAATGTCAAGGGCGAGTTCAATGAGTTTGGAAAGAGAGTAGATGCCGTAGAGCAAGATACCGCTTTCCGCAAGTCTGGCGATCTAGGCGAGATCGTGCAGTTTGAGCCTGAAAAGGTTCAGAAATCCCTATGGGGCGGACGTTTCCTCAAAAATTCCGACCTATTTAATTAACAATATATTCACTAGGAGGTGAAATAATGTCAGAACAAGATAAAGATATAGCCAAAAACTATCCAGGTTCAGGTGGCGCAGGAGCAGAACTTAACTCTCAGGGCTCACTCGTATCAGGTGGTGTAGGTGGTGCAACAGGTCTAGATTCAGCAGCAGCGTCTGTAGGATCACAACTTGGTAACACTGCAACGGCAAACTTTGGTGTCACATCAGGACCAAACGCTGTAAATCCAACTGGAGTAGCAGGTGGTATTCTTGCACCAGAACAGGCTCGTCGCTTCATCGACTACGTGTGGGATGGAACTGTACTCGCCAAGGATGGCCGTAAAGTTACAATGCGAGCAAACACAATGGAAATCGAAAAGGTTAACGTTGGAGAGCGTGTTATTCGTGCAGCAGCACAGGGTAGCCCAAACTACACTAATGCTGGAGCAACATTTACAAAGGTAGAACTTACTACAAAGAAGATTCGTCTTGATTGGGAAGTTTCTACAGAATCACTTGAAGACAATATTGAAGGTGCAGGTCTTGAAGATCATCTAGTTCGCTTGATGACTAACGCATTTGCTAACGATATTGAAGATCTAGCCATTAATGGTGATGGATCAACAGGTGACTTCCTGTCAATTATGAATGGTTTCGTAAAGCAGGAAAGAAACAGTGCAATCGTTGGAAACACCGATGCACACGAAGCAGTCGTGACTGTTGCAGACAATGCTTGGACTCCAAGCGTAATGCAGGAGATCATCTTGGCAATGCCACGTAAGTATCGTGCAGTTAAGTCGAACCTAAAGTTCTACGCTGGTACAGATGCTTTCCAAGGTATCGTTAAGAACAACGGTACACTTGCTGATGCAATCGCAGAAGCATTTGCTGGTAATCCAGCAGGTACACCTGCAAACCGTCAGTCATACCTAGATGGTAACGCACAGACAATTGGTGGAGCACGTACAACACGTGTTCTAGGAATTGATGTAATGGAAGTTCCTTACTACCCAGATGGTTTCGTCGACTTGACATTCCCATCAAACCGTGTATGGGGATTCCAGCGTGATATTACTGTAAACCGTGAATACAAGCCAAAGAAGGATACAATTGAATACACAGTATTCGTCCGCTTTGGTATTCAATGGGAAGAACTAGATGCAGTTGCTTACGGCGACGCAGATAGCGTTTCTGAGTAATACTCATAAATAATTGAATGAGGAGGGCGGTGTAACAACTGCCCTCCTTCTTCACATTCTGGTATAATAACATAGGAGGATCTACAATGACTATTGAAGAATTAGTTGGAAAAACTGTTTTTGAGTTAAAGTCCTATGCCAAAAAGAATAATATTAATCTAGATGGTGCTACAACAAAATTAGAGATCCTAGAAACCATTGGCAGTTTTATTCCAGACCCTAAAAAAGAAGTTATTGAGCCAACAAAGTCAGTTGAAAAGGTTGCTATTCATTCAACCAAAACACTTCACTGGGCTAACGTAGGACAAATAAATCCAGGGTATAATATTGTGTCAAAGCCTGCTTCAGAGAAGTGGCTAACACGTAAGCAGGTTCGTCTTGCGACACCTGAAGAATTAGCGAATTATTACGGTAAATAATGAAAATATTAAGAACTCCACCATATCCACTTTCTGTATCTTATGCAGTGCCAGAGGCATCTACAGAATACATTCTTGTAATTGAAGATCTTTTAGAGCAGATTGAGTCAGAGATCATTGTTGAGTCAGATGCAAATTCTGTATTAACGTATGAACTTACAGGAGAGTATGTTAAGTATGATAAGTCTTACCCAGTTACAATTTACGAAAGTTTGACGGTATCTGGAGTTGAAAGCATTCGTGGAGACATTGTAGTAGAAGATAACCTAGATATTGTAAGACCTTATGTAGATCCAAAAACACTTGGAACAACACCAACAGAGATAGCAGAATACACAGAATACGAAGATCTTGCAAGAACAATCATTGACTCAATCGTAGATGGATTTTACTATAAAAGAACTTACCTAGAGGTTGTAGGACAGGGAACTGACTACATGCCACTTTGGGACAAAACACATAAGATTTTGACAATACATGAAAATTCACAATTAGTTTATGACTCATCAGAGACCCCATCAGCGCTAGGTGACTTTAATTATTTAATTACTAAAGATAAAACTGCAATTACAAAAGATTTACTTCAAGTCACAGATAGTATTAATCGTTCAGAAAGAAAACCAGCAAGAATTCCTTTGGCCTACTCAGACTCTATCTCTATGTTTGACACAGAAGACAGTGGAAATGTTCAGACAGTTTCTCCTGGAGTTGGTTTCCCAGAAGGCATGGATTATATATTCTTGCTAGAGACTGGGTACAAGGTAGTTCCTTACGACATTCAAGATGCAACAAAGATGTTGATTAACGATATTAAGTGTGGAAAACTAGATTATTATAAGAGATACGTAAAAGACTACAGTACAGAGCAGTTTAAGATATCGTATGACAAAAGACTTTTTGATGGTACTGGAAACATTTTAGTAGACAAAATTCTAGATAAATACATTACTAATATTGTCAAGCCTTGGGTTTTATAATGTTAGCATGCGAAGATACAGACTTCATGTATCCCATGAAAGCAGATGTGTATTATCCGTTAGTTGAGCAAGGCACATATGGAAATGTTAAGAAAACCTGGGTCTTTAATAAGACAGTGGTTTGTAACTTTTCTAAAGATGGCACGGTAGATGAAGAAGTAAAGCCTAACGTAAACATAACATTAAAGAAAGTTTTAGTAGGAAGAACAAAGAGAGACATTCGTTTTTCTGAAGAAGATACTGCAGATGCAATAACTAACGTCATTATCACAAATATTAGAACAAGAAATGATGTTCCATTATACGTAGAAACCTCTGGAACCCGTGCTGGCAAGTCAACAATTTATGAAATAGAATCACAGTCTCCAATTATAGGCCCATTTGGAGAGCCAGAGTATTTTGCATTAGTCATCCGTAGATCAGAAAATCAGGCATCTGACATATGATGAAGTTAGTAATAGACACCAGACAGTTTAAAAAAGACCTTAACAACATAGTTGAGTATTCTTTTGGATACGTAGATGGTGTTCATGCTGGAAAAGTAGAGTTTTTTCATAGTCTAGGGTTAAGCATATCTGAAATGTTACAAAAATATATTGACTCAAATGCAAGGGTAAACCCACAAGCACTAAACCATATATATGAATGGTATCAAGTGGGAAGTCCAAATGCAAGA